TCTTCAAGTTCTTTCGGAATTGGTTTGCCTAAAATTGTTTTTTCTTCATATCGTTTTCTCATTCCTAAATTTCTGTAGCCTTTTTCTGCTGCTTTAGCGTCCTCAAACCTTGCTTTACTTACTGCCATCATAGGATATAGTGTTTGCTCTCTAGCTTTTAACGCTAACAATTCTTTTACTGCTTTAGCTGGAGCAGTTTTATTTTTTTCCAATTGTTTTCTTCGTTGTTCAATTTTTTTGTAGTCATCTTTTAATTTTTCAAAAGTTCTTTTTGCATTTTCAACATCTTGTTTTGCTGATATGCCTAAATCAGATTCAGCATAAATTTCACTTCTTCTCTTTAATCGAGCAAGATTTTCCAATTTTGATTGAACTAAAGTTCTTCCAATTAAATCTATTCCTTGATGCAATCTTGTTTGCAAAGCTATTTTAGGATTCATTTCAACTGTATAGCCCTCATCAAATAAAATATCTAAATCATCGAACAACCTTTGTTTTGTAAAATCTGTTTTGCCGCCTACACCTTTTGCAACTTCCGTAACCCCTAAAAATTTTTTAATTTTTTCTGTAAAAGTATTGTCTTTTCCGTTAGGAGTTTTCTTTACCATTCTGTGAAAATAATATTCTCTTTCTTCTGCTAGAATTTGGGCTCTTCCTTTTGGATCATTTTTGGTTACATCGTCAAAAAGCACTTGTATTTTTCTATATTGTGCTGTTTGGTGATCATAAATTGACTCTAATATTGCTTTCTGGTCTTGTGTTAAATTATATCTTTTATAAGACGGATGCTTGGGGTCTAAGGAGTTAACAATGTCATGTATACTGCGAATTGTTTTTGATCCGTAAGCATTGTTGTCTTGCAACCATTTTTCTCTAATTAAAAGCCTTTCGTAATCATCCATGTCAACATTTTCTAGTTGTCTTTTTTCCGTGCTATAATCAGCAATTACTTTTCCTTTTTCGTTTTTTAAAACAATGTTGTCGGCAATTTCTATCTCTAATGCTTTTCCATCTAGTTCTTCTCCAAATCCACCTAGTAATATTTTTTCTACTTTAGCTCCTGCTGGAGTCTTTTCGCCTGTCACATCTAATTGTTCAAAATTACCTTTAAAAAAAGATTTATATTTTTTGCTTTTGTAATTTTTTCTATCTATCCCACCATTTTTAATATTAAATTTAAAATGTTTTTGCAAAGTGTACATTGCAGAGTCAACATATACGTCAGCCAATGACATTTCTTTTTGTTTCCACATTTCAAACTTAGCTCTTAGTATTCCTATTTCCTCTTCTTCTCTCCACAAGTTAGGAGATATAAACTTTAAAGGTTTAGTAATTTCTTTGCCAAGCCTATTTTGAACAAGTGCTGCAACTGCTGCTCTTTGTGGTACAGCTAAGTTACGCCAATATTCATCTAAGTCTGTATTAGTTTCATAAGTTAAACTTCCTGAATCTATTGCTCTACCAGCATTATTATATTCTGTTGTTTCAATGTCTGTTTTAGTCCTTCCAGTTGCATCTATAAAGGTATCAGATTGTGTTCTAGGGTTGCCGTCATAATTGTCCTGCCCTTTTAACAACTTATAAGGACCCTGATCTTCAACTGTAGCTAAGTTTTCAATAGACAAAGGTTGTTCTGGATCTGCTGTTCCTTGCAATTTTCTTGGATCAACTTTTGCAGGTTTGCCTGTAAACCCTGCATCTAACACAGTTTGCATTGAAAGAGTTTTCGGTTTAAGCGGTCCGTCAATTTTTGCTTGTTTATCTCTAGCTTTTTTTTCAGCTATTTTCAATTCGTCTATTTTTTGGTTAGCATCGTTATAAAATTTTTCTAAATCTTTTTTGCTTGTAATATTAAAACTAAGATCATCAACAAATCTTTGGTAATCTTTTAAAGCAACATCAATTGGCAAAACTTTTAAAACTTTTGCTTTGTTTACATTGCTTAGAAAAAATTCATTTCCTAATCCACGAGTTAATTGTTTATAATCTTTTGGGTTTACCCTAGATAGATCTAGAACAGCAACATAATCTCTTGGAGTTTCTAAAGGAACTTTTACATTTAATTTTTTATCAGCATATAATTGTGACCAATTTAACAAATCAGATGTAAACACTAAATTTCCTTTTCCTGCTCCTGCTGTAGATTTATCAGGATTAATCCAAAAGTTTTCATCTTTAGTTACATGGTAATATCTTCCATTTTTTTGGTTTTTAAAATATTCTGTTGAAAACTCTTCAAAAGTTTTGTATTTTTGAGCTTCGTTAAATAAACCTCTTTTCCAATTTGCATGTCTAATTGCCTTAGAATTTTGTTGCATTCGATTAATAGTATCTTTGTACTGTTTAATAACTTGCAAGTTTCCTGAAAGCTTTCTGTATTTTGGCAAATTATTTGTTTTTAAATTTTCTAATTGTTCAAGTTGCCATTCACTTAATGCTCTTCCATCAATATTGGTGCCTGTAACTAATATTTTTTTTAAGTTGTTAGCCATTTCGTTTCTAATAAGAGTTGATGCTGTTTTTTTCTTTCCTGACTTTCCAGTAATTTTTGGAATTTCTAAAAAATCTGCCCATTCTTCATCAGTTGAATTTTTAGTTAAATCGTTAATTTTTATTTTATTTGCAGCTAATACATTGTTATAACTGTTAATGTAGTTTGATTTAAATGTTTCATTAGCTATATTAAAAAAGCTTACTTCTTTTTTTTCGACAGGATCTGGTTTAGTGTTTTGTTTTTTTTCTAAACCCTCTAAGGTGTTTTTATTAGTTCCGTCACTACTTAAATTGCCTTTGTAATAATCTGGATCATTCAATAAATTTTGAGTTAATTGTTTGTAACCTTCATTAGACTGTGTTGCATCTATAGCTAAATCTGCAATTGTTTTATATTGTTTTTTTGTATACTCATCTACAATATTTTTGACCAAAGGTTTGTCTGGATCGTAAACATCTAGTAGAACACCTCGCAAATCTCTAATTAAAGCTTTCCATTGATCTTGCTTTAACTCCACAAATCCATATTTAAATTGATTAGTTGCTAATTGCTGTTCAAGGTTTTGCGTAACACTTCCAAGTATTTGTATTTTAGATTTCATTAAAGGAGTTATTATGTGCCTGTGATTTAGATTATCTGTCCTGCTAACAAATCTGTTACCAAACAATGTTTTTGCATCCGGAACACTTCCTTTCCATTCTAATTTAATAGGTGGTGCGTTTCTATTTCCAAAATTTGTTCCTGCATTGTATTGTTCTATAAACCTTGTAACTAACTTTTGAACAAGTTTGCCTGTTTGATGAAAACGATATTTTTCTTTGCCTTTTGCGTTAAGCCTTTCCATAGTTTCTTTTATTTGCGTTGGATATAATTCTAAAATGCTATCCACCAAACCTTTTGTTGTAATGCTTTTAGATCCTTCTAAAACGGGAATAGGTTGCCCACTAAATTGTTTTTCTTGACCCTGATATGGATTTTTAGCTGGTTTAACACGATTTTCACCATCAGCAACAAAATCTAACATTGTTTTGGTAAATTCTTTTGAAGATTCTAAAGCTTCGTAATATGTATTTTGAACAAGCTGTATTCGAGTTTTATATTCTTCAAGCAACTCTAAAGTTAATTTTTGGTCATTTGCAGTTAATATTTTAAATGCATCATTGTCAGTTATTTCATTTTTTAATGTTTCAAAAATATTTGCACCGTTTTCATCAAATAACTGTTCAGTGTAACTTTCTAAAGAGTTTCTTGGGTTTTCCACATCATATTTGCGCAATATATTTAAAATTTTTTCAGCATCTTTAGGACTGTCAAACGCTAAATCTTTGTGGCTTTTCATTATTTCTTTTACAACAATGTCAAAAGGATCTATTTTTGGTAGAACATCGCCGTCAGCTCCACCAGTAACGGGGTTATCAAACAATTGCTTTATTCTTTCGTTTAATTTTTGTAGTTCTTTTTTTTCTATGTTTGATTTAGTTCCGGGTATTTGTTTAGATATTTGTTTTAATCCTGTTTTTCCTGCGCCAAATACTACCTGACCTCCAATAACACCACCAGCAGTTGCACCAAAGGCACCTACAAAACTTAAAAATGCAGTTAAAATTGGATTTTTTTCTTTTAATTCTGGGTTAAATTTTTCAATTCCTGCGTCTATACCTCTTAATCCAGAAACAAATGTTGTGCCTAGTGCAATTTCAGCACCACCTCTCATTAACATTCCTTTTAATCCGGGAGTATGGTACCCCAAAGGTTTTAATACATTCCCTACAGTATTAATAACTTGCCCTGTCCTGCTAGGAACTTGGTTGTTATATTGTTTGTTTAATTTCCTTGACATGGCAGGGTTGTATGGATTTAATACTTTACCTCCGCTTGCTTGCGTTGCTTTTCTACCTGCTTGTTGTTTTGCAGCTGTTCCCCAACTATTACGAACAGCCTGTTTAATTGCTTCAGATGAGCCCGGCTTAGGTCCACCATAAGCAATCATTGAAGCTGCTGTGATGTGTAAGTCTAATGGAGTTGAAACCTGCCTAACAGATTCAGCTAAGAAACCTGCTTCTTCACCATATTCTTTTGTAACATACTGCGTAAACTCTTCTGGTATTATAGGTTCAATGTAAGATTTGTCTGATTCAGAAAAAATAGAACCATTTATTTCTTCCTGTTTTATATATTTTTTATACGTTTTTCCTGCTATTACACCAGTATCCGGAATTGACAATAAGTTTACTGAGTTATCTATAAGTTTACTAACAGCATCCATGTGCTCTTGTCTTTCTTCTTTGTTTTCTTGCCTTGAATTTATCCATTCTCGCATCGGGTCAAGCCAGTTATAATTAAATCCAAAATTACCGGGATCTATAATAGATTCTAAAATAGGCACTACTACTTCTGAAGATGGCGCTATATCTCTAGCTTTTTGTTTTACAGGGTCTGGAGTTGCTTTTATTACTTCACCTATTTGAGACAATCCTGTACCAACACCTTTCCTAAGCACGCCTAGTGGTGTTGGAATGTCAGGTAAAAACTCAGGCAAAGGGTTTTCTCTAGTATTTTTACGAAGAGCTCCTATACCTTGAAAACCTAAACCTAACCCTTTTCCTGCTACATCTAAAGGTGATGGAATGTCAGGGAGTTCAGTTTCTGGTTTGTATCCGGGCTGTCTTTTTTCACGGGGATCAACAGTGCTGTAGGGCAGCAAAGATTTTCCAAGATTTTCATAAGTTAAACTACCTTTTAAAAATTTTCTAAACCCTGACTCTTCAGGAATTTCTTCTCGTGGAAACAATTAACTAATCTCCAAATCCAGAAAATGTAAATTGATAAAATTCTTTTTTCTGGTTTGTTGATTCTTTGCAATTAGGGCATCTTTGTTTTTCTTCTGAACTAAACGTAGTTAATATTTCAAAACTTTTAGTTTCGCAATTATCAGTATTACATATGTATTCGTACAATGGCATTAGTCAGGCATCCTTGCTACTTCAGCCATAAGAACTTCCATATTGCCCGTAACCGACCAGTTAGCAGACATTACAGTTGAACTAATTGTTAGAGCCTTTGTTAATAAGCTAGAATCACCACCAATTCTATTGTATTCCAAAACCAGCTCTCCAACCGATAGCTTCTTCAAATCGCATGTACCACCAGTAGATACAATATTATCTAGAGTCATTGTGTTTATTCTTGCATTAGAACTTGTTAAAGAATCCTCTGCTGAGATCCATAGTCGGTCATACGTACCTGATTCCGTGATAAGAGCCTTACTCATGTAGTTACCACCAGAAATTCTAAGGTTAGGTAATGTAGAAGTTGCACTTTGCGTGATACTGTGACCATCAGATTGGTTATCCTTAATGGTTATTTTATTTGCTATGATGTCCGTCAAAGATAAGGTTTTGCAAGTGTTCCTAGAAAATGTTAATTTTCCAATTTCTAATCTCGTATTATTTCCGTCTAAAAGTATTGCTTCAGTCTTGCCTGATGGTAGGGCAGATGGTTGTCCGTTAGAAGCATAAGATGTTCCTATGTTTACGTTAGATATGTTTACTTCTTCAACAGGTGTTGTATTTAAAATTATACGAAGCGTATTATCTGATGGATTATCTTTTCTCCACGCAAGCTCTTTCTCTAGTTCTTCACTAGGCAAGTTACTTGGTGCCATGTATATTCCTGCATCACCATTAGCAAAGCTTCTTTCTTGTATTACTTCTGCAACTACTAAAGTACCACCTGTTGCACCACCAATACCTAGTATTGCTATTGCTAGCTGTGGGTTTACACCTAATGATCTAAGCAAACTATAAGGTGATTTCATTACATTAAAGAATCTTTTCCACTTAGCAGATTCAGCATTAAGGTATTCTATCTTGTTAAATAACCAATCTCTAAACTCTACAATGTCTTTGTATAAGGTCACAGGACTGTACAGAATCGCTTTTGGCGTTGCTTTGATACCATTCCATAGCTGACGCAAACTTCTAATGTGTATAGCGTAGGCAAGACTTATTAGTCCTAGCGAGGATCCTACACTATACCAAAAATATTGCTGTATTAGTTCTAGGTAAGTCATTACACTAGAATAAGTAATTATATAGTAAGGTGTTTCAATAGGTGACATGGACCACCATAAGTTAACAGGGTTAATCAATGTAACGGCTAAAAAAACTGTACCAAGTGATGCAAACAAGTAGGTTGAAATCATTAACAATACTATTCCGGTATCTTTTAATATTCTTTTAAACTTTTTCATCTTGCGTTTAATTCTCCTATTACTACCATTCCTGCTAAACAGACTGCTAGTATAACTGAAGATTTAATTAACTTGTGTTTTATGTCTTTTTTATTTACTTTTTTATTTTGTTTGCCCATTGTTTATTAACCAAGTTCTATTTAGTTTGTGTTCCTCTTCCACATCACTTTTATTTTGCCCGTAGTAATAAACTGCATGATGATTGTCTACTAAATACATATTAACGCTTTTTTTGTCATCTTCAACAAACAGTTCTCCTAGTATTCTACCAAATTTGCCTTTAGCGTGCGATTTAAGACGTATTTGCTCTCCAGACAACAGCATAGTTTTTAAATATTCTTTAGCTAGCAAACCAAATTTTTTTTCTACTTTGTCTCTTGTTCTACTTTCTGGTGTATCTATTTCGTACAATCTAACACGTTGTTTTTTTAGAACTACATCAAAGCCTAAATCTATGTCTACATCAACAGTATCGCCATCAATGACTCTAGTTACTGTGCAATTATATGTATACATTGTTAATAATTAAATAAAAATCTTGTTCTTGGTGTTAAGTTTGATGTGTAAGGGTTCCCCATTTGCCTGTAAATTCTATCTGTTATTGGAATAGTTGATCTTTTTTGTCCTGTTGATGCTTCTGGAGTGTTTCCTAAAAATTCATTGAACCTTAAAGAAGGCTGGTTTCCGCTTAAAGCTTGTGCGCCTAGTTCAGCTAAAAATTCGTTTTGAACGTCTTGAAATACAGTTTCTAAAGCTTGGCTTTTTCTTTGGCTGGTTGGTAGACTACCAAATTGATTTTGATACCCACCATAAAATAAAGCTCTTTTACCTGACTGGGAATCTTCTAAATAATCTAAAAAAGGGTTCTCTGCCATTTATCCTCCAAAAAATTCTTCAGTTACGCTACCATCAGCGCCTACTTTTCTTTTTTTAATTCCGTAAGATTGACCTAACTGATCTATTAATCTTCTTGGTGCTGCCGCAGTACCAGCTTCAGTTCTTGCAGCGTCTCTAGTTAATAAATCATTCATACTTGGAAGTGAACCTGATATTAAATTAAACCCTGTTGATCCCACTTGACCTCTTAATGCAGATATTGCCAAATTTTGTAAGCTTTCATTAAAGGCTTGATTTGTTGGATCATCTATAGCTTTGTTTAAAGGATCACTAAAATTAGAATTTCCTTGAGCTAAAATATTAAATAAATTGCCTGATTGTTGCCTAATTTGATTTGGAGTGCTTCTTGCAACAAAATCTTCAAATGTAGCTCCCTGACCTAAACCTTCTTGTGCTTCAATATCTCCTGTTGCCTCTTTTCCAAAAACTCTTCCTAGTAGTTCTGAATTGTTTACTTGTAAATTATCAGCAACATTTCCTAAGCCATACAAAGATTCATAGGCTGGTCGCAAACTTTCTAGATACCTTTGGAATCCTGTTCTTGGTCCTTCAATGCTGCCGTAACCCCCTTGCTCTAGACCTCTTAAAAATGCTGCTTGAGTGTTTATTCCTTCTAATGATTCTGGTCTATTTAAAGCCTTCCTTGCACCTGATGATTGAGAAACTAAATCGTTAGCATCACCCACAAACTCTTGGGTTCCTCCTAGAAACCCTTCCGAACCAATGAGTCCTGTACCTCTTGATCCTCCGCCAAATGCTCTCTCTGGTAAAACATTTACATCCTTTAATAATTCTAAATCAAAACCTGTAGCTGCTCTTAGTATATTTCCTTCGGCATCAACAAAGTTATTGCTTGAGCTGTCATACATAGATCCTTGTGGTAACCCAAAAGCATTTTTATAAAAATCTGTTAAGGCAAACATTCCTGTATCTTCAAAACCTTCTAAGTTTGTTTGTAATTCCTCTGAAGGAACATCTGCTCGACTCATGCCAAAAAGCTGAGAAGTCTGGTCTCCCTGAGATGCTAATGTTGGTACAAATGTGTTATCTATATTTGCTGCTTCTGGTAATAATTCTAAAGCATCTCTTAGTGCTAAATCTGCATAAGGGTCTGCGGTTAAAACATCAGGTGTTTGTTCATTAGCTTCAAATACTGAACCCCCAACTTCTATTGGACTACCAGTTTCTGCTGTGATTAGACGTATTGAATCTCCAGATTCTTGTGCACCTTCGTTTGCAAGTCTTGCTGCATCTGCTTGATTATCTGCTTCAAGTTGATATGACGCACCTGACCCTAAAGTTACTGTATATGTTGCCATTAAATACCCCCTGCACCCGGTCTTGGCTGACCCGGAGCTCTAGTGTTATTTGGCGGTGTTGTTCCTCTCATTAAATCTAATCCTATGTCTGCACCCGGAACCGCACCATTATTTAAGTTTAGAACAGAACCATTTGGATTTCCACCCCCTTGTGGTGGTGGTTGCGGTGCTCCTTCTTGTGGTGGTGCTCCTTCTTGTGGCGGCATATTAGATTGCTGCAAAGTTAACATGCCTTGTAGCATTTGTATTTGAAATTGTATTTTTTGCAATTCATCTTGTCGTTTCTCATTTAACAATATTCTTTTTAATTGTTCTAAATAAAAACCAGCTTCTACTTCATTGCCCGTATCAGTTAAACCTTCCCAGAAAGCAAATGCTGCTGCTTTAGGTTCTGCCATTTGCGCTTGTTGTGACAATATTTCTTTTTTAAACGAGTCAGGATCTTCTACGTCTAGTATTTTATCCCAAATGTAACTATCAGGTGCCATTGGTGTTGGTCCTTCTCTAAGCATTTGTGCAGTTGAGAACCTTGCAGGATCTTCAAGACCAAGAGTGTTTTTAAATTCAACTGAAAGATTACCTGCTTTTTCTATATCTTCTGGTAAAACTTCTTCATCGTAGTATTCTTTTAGCTCTTCCATTTGACCTTTAAATTGTATTGTTCCGTACTTACCACTTTGGTATTGCCATCTTGCCAGCTGTCCTATTTGGTAAAACGCATTACCTAGTGCTTCAAGCCTGTGAATTATTTGATGACTGGCTCCTGACCTTAAAATATTCGCTGCGTGCCCAGATAACTGGAATTTAATGTCACCAAACACAACGTCTGGCAATGTTCCTTGTTGGAAGTCTGAGTTTACTAACCCCATAAATTGACCAGCATCTGCAATTAGTTTCATTTCTGGCGCTAACTCTATGTTTTCACCTTCTTTAAGTTGTATATTGGTTCCTTCTTTGTAAGGATCATCCATTAATCTTAACCTTCCGTCTCTTGATCTAAGTATTAATGGGTGCTTAACCGCTCTTCTTACAAGAGTCATCCAGTCTGACATAGACTTATTGTGCACATCTATTAAGTTTCTTACTTGCCCAAGTACACTTTCTCCAACAAATTCCATGCTTGTGGACTTGTCATCTTTACCTTGCACCATAGGTGCTGGACCAACAAATCCTAAAAATCCCGGACACTGTGGGTTGCCAAAACCATCTGTTACTTCATGTTCTACAGGCTTAACTAAATATTGACCTTGAGCAACTACACATCTTATTTCTTTATCAATGTACTCTATTACTTCAATGTCCTCTTCTTCTACACCAGCGTTTTGTTCTGAAAAATCTACTCCATACATGTTATAAATTGCTGAGGTAGACCTATATCTTGAATATGCAATCCAGTTTAAGCCCATATCTCCTGTATCCCAAGTAGTGTGCATAGGATCCCATACGTCAATTTCGCACATAACTTGCTTGTCTACTTTGTTAAACATAGCTTTACCGGCAAACCATCCTCTTGTGCCAATGTAAAACCCTATTTGGTTTTGAATGTGTGGGTGCATAATAGAGGTTAATCTATCGTTAGCCATTTTTATACAACCTCTAAAGAACTTTTCAAATGCTACTCCTGATTTTCTAGAGTCAGCGTTCTTTGCGTCATAAGTAGTTCTAACAACCATAACTGCTTCTGAAAGATAACTTATTATCTTGTCAGTCATTGTTCTAGGTTTATTCGTTGTATAGCTCTGGTACCCTTCTCCGGCATCGTATTGATCTAGTGTGTAGTAACTATAATCTTGTTCCCATCTATTTCTTAAATCTTCAAAGGCGCTATGCTCTCTCTTGGCTTCAACGAATTTAGATATATTTTCTGGTGTTATTTTCTTTTTTGGCATTTTATGTCCAGTAACTCACTTCTGCTTCACGTTCTATTTCAAAAGGTCCTCTCGCATAACCAAATTCTGATATTAGCCCATAAGTTACTGCCTTTACAGCGTGATTATACCTGTCTCTTGGCGTTTGTCCAAGTACATTGCCTTCTTTATCCATTGCCCAGCTATAAACTTGTGCTCTGCCAGTAAAAGGGTTTGGTCCACCACCAAGCTCAGAAATTAATCCTGTACATCTTGGGCTTATAACCATATTGGGGTCTCCAGATATAGGGTCAACCTTTAAAAAAGTATTAAATCTTTCAATGCCATCAGTAATCCTAACTCTTATTGGCTCAAGATATAATCCAGTTTTTTCTAACCATACTTCTGTTTGAGAAGGCATAGCTTGATGTTGTGTACCAGCTACGTCAATAGCTCCACGCTTGTCAGCAAACCCCCACCAACTTTTCATCATAGCCATATCAACTATTTCTGGACCAATCTTTTCTTGCTCGAATATTTCATCAAAAATTCTTACCTGTCCGTTAATAACTTGAGCAAACATAACGGCGTATGCACTTTCTGTAGCCCTAGAGTATCCCGGATCAATCCAGATATACACGGGGTAGTCATCAACATAGTCTACGTCTTGAATATGAATCTCGTTCCTAAACATTTCATGCACTCTTCCCTTTGGTGGTGCAGGGATTCCGGCTATTCTTTCTTTATACCACGAGTCAGAATGATCTCTTAACATCTTTCCTATCTCTGGGTCATCTTCTCCTTCTGGAAATAACGCTAGATTACTCCATGTAGGTAAACTAAAACTTTTAGAACTCTCAGTTTTCTGTATGGCTGGCGATTGCCATGCCGTAAATCTTTCTGGGTACCATCCTAAACTACTTTCAAACGTACCTTCTAACAATAACCATCCTCTACTTTCCACTAATCTTTCTTGCAGTCTCCAGAAACTTTCCAAATCAATTTGAGAAGCTTCGCAGGCTATAATTCCCTTTGGGGATTCCATAGCCAGAGTCTTGTAATCACTTGCTGACTTAGTTTTAATTAATATCGGTGGGTTATATCCAGAAATTGTAATAGTACCCGGATTAATAGGCTTAGTTACATCTCCAAGTAACGATAATTTAGCTAGGTCCTGAGATATATAAGTAAATTCTGCACGGGTACGCTCATAATCTGCTGCCACTAACCAATACACATCTCCCGGCTTAGCAGTTCCCTTAGAAAAACTTTCTAAAATTTTATTGACTAGATACACAGACGCTAATCTGCTCTTACCTGCCCTTACACCGCCTGCTACTAATTTATACCTACTAGGGTCATCTATAATACTTAACTGCTCCTTAGAAGGTATGAAGTCCATCTTATCGAAGAATATCTGGCGTGCATCTTTATCCATAAAACTATTCTACATGGAAAAATATAAATCTGTGAAGTAGTCCTTCCCCATTAGTGCCCCACCCCGTACAAGCTATACCCTCTGCTTATATCATTCTCTCTCTCTATAACCTGTATCGTACTCGCTATCGCTCTTACGCTACACCCAAAAAATAAAAAAATTTGAGCATAAACAGCCAATTAGAAAAAATATAGAAAAAATATCCTTCTCTAGCTGGGGAGATATAGAAAGAAAATACAGTGAATATATATCTTATTTGAGTATCAATATGCCCCGATTAATTAAACCTAAATGCTTGTCAGCTAGTCAGGTTCTATATTTCTTGTATCTCTTGGGGCTTGGGGGCTTCTAGTGCATCAACCCCAGTGAGTGACTGACCAGCCGAACCGATAGCCCGCAAGGTCGCTATTAATTGTAATGCGTTCTCACTACCAGAGACGACAGAAGTTTTGGGAAAATCTAGCGGTTTAAATGTTTGGAGCAAGTAAAGCGTTGCGTTAGATCTTCTAGCGTCTGCCAGCCCACCGTATTGAATATTATTAAGGGTTTTTAGTGCCCAACGTGCGTGAGATACCGAGATAACCTTAAATACTGTCATTGCTTGCTTCGCTTCCTTATCAATAATGACGCCAGCGTCTAAAAGTTCTTTAGCAGAAGTTAAAAGATCCTGTAAGGATGAGCGGGGAATACCTAACGCTTCACCGGATAAATAAACGCTCCCGGTCTTTTCTATTGACTTACATAAACGCCGTAAACGTCGAAAGTTTAATTTTTTTAGTGTTTTCTGACCTAACATATATAAATATTGTATTTAGATTAATAGATTAATAAAAGATCAAGTGATAGTATATATATTATCAATATAAACTAGATTTATATATGTCAGCACCATTAAGATATATATAGATATAAGGATAAATAAGAATATGACTATAGATGAGAAGAATATCGAAAGGCTTAAAATACAAGTTAAGGACCCGGAGGACCATATACAAAACCCGCTTTCGTGGATAAGTGACCCGGAGAGCCGGTACATGCTTTTAAACTGCATTCACCACGCAGTTTTGGAAGAAATACGAAATGAAAAGTTTATTAGTAATGATCAGCTTCTCCAGTTGTTCGACCTATCATACCCGCAATTATCCCAACCATTAGACCACGAATACAGGTTAAATATTGGCTGGGCTAACGGTGGCGGTATTCCATTAATTGAGGGCTTAACTGTTGAGACTGAAAACAGTAAGAAAATGATTCCGTTTTTAGTTGCTTGGGCATTGGGTCAGTATCCCTTTGTTATTGATGGTGAAAGCCGATATGATAGCGTAAAAAAACGCCAAGATTTACTTCTTTCAAATTACGTTGTTGAAAACTTTGTTAGCTTAGCGGACATTATAGCCAATGATGCCCAAGCGGACGGCATTGAGTCTTTCACTGCTGGGAGTTATAAATCCCTTGATATGATGGGTTTAGAATGGCAAGGCGAATAGTTATGAATATTGGCAATTATAAGAATGTTCCCGCAATCCTAAATAAACGGGAATTATACACAATATTTGTTGAATATAATGTATATGATTTTTCAGAATTAAAACATTTTATTCAGACTTTAGGCAATAAAAAACAATATAACACTCAAGCCGTTTTTTCTTGGCTTGGGTGTTAATTAAAGGAGAAAAAACTATGATTAAAAATAAAAATTGTAAAGACTTAGTAAATGAAAGATGGGCTGAACGCAAAGCCGACCTTGACGGCTTAATTACCCACGCCGAGAAGGGTTTTAACTCTGACTTTGATAATGATACAGCCAATATTCATGAGTACCACTCTTGGATTGACGTAGTGCCAGCAGAAGGCAAAAAAGCCGGGTATATACGTTATCAGATAGGCGGAGGGGGTCCGGCTGATGAAATCCGGATCTATTCCGGCGAGGAAGGCGGGCTTATTGAATACTGGTATATGGACTGGTTCGACAGTGCAAGCGTTGATATCACTGAGGACCCAACCGCCCAATATATGGCGGATTATTGCCGGGCAATTTTGGATCTCTAGTTGGTCCAAACCCAAGCCCCGCCAATTTTGGCGGGGCTATTTTTTTGTTCTTTTTTCAAATCCTTCTAGGTTGGGGAATCCGTCAAGCTTGTTACTAAATTCGGCAACCTTGCAACCCGAAAGCCCTGAGCATGTAGCCCTTAAATTATTTTTTTTGCATTAACCCCAGTGCCCAATTTTTTTTATAGCTGCGGTCTGAGTAAATTTTTTTTATTACCTATAATACTTTTTAAGAACTCCAATTAATAGAGAGATTTTACCCCAGTAAAAAAATTTTTTTTTTAACCCAATAAATTTTTATGCAAACTCACACAATAAGAGACCCACACAATAAGAGACTAAATAAAAAAAAGAGACCATATCGGGGAGATACGATCTCTTTTTTAGAGAATAAAAGAATTAGTTGTTACTTAATACCAGCTTCAACTAAAAGTTCTTTCACTTGTTCATATGTTATTCGACCCATTGCCAAGTCTAACCTAACCGGCTGAACATATACATCATTGCATGGACTACAGCATTCGCCTTCTATTAGTGGGCTTGCGTTATGCCCTTGCAATACAATTTCTTTTAAACACAATACACACTTCATTGTAACCCGCCCATGCTTGACCACACATTACCATCAGGAACTGCGTGAACTGCTTCGGTGTGCTTAGTGAAGTAGCTTGCGGGTACTTGTAGAAGTTTTGCTCCAGCTTCCTCAAGTTCAGTAGCCCTATTGTATTCTTTAGCAGTCTTAGCAACGCTTGTTAATGCGTTAGATGCTCCCCAAGCATTCATGCCAAAATGCGAACTATCTTCATGCAATTTATTTAAAAACATTAAACCTTCGCTATCACTTAATTTATATTGTTTAGTGACATCCTTAGCTAATGCTTCGGGCTGGTTAAAAGTTTTTTTCTTTCCATGATCTATGCTTAGTGCAAGCTCATCCATTTTTTCTTGAGTCATGGAAGCTTCTATTGAATCTCCAATTTGAGACCATAACAGTTCGCCTTCTTTTTTCAAGGTATCCATTGAATGAGTCTCATCCTTAGAAAGCCCAACATGAATGGCTGATGTTATTTTTTTAGTAATGGCTCCATTAGTACACCACTGGTAGAAGTAGCCTTCCATTATTTTGAAGGAACCCGCACCAACTTCACTGTTGGATATGTCCAGCATGTAATTAACTGGATGCCCGTCAATTTCAACACCAATATTAGTGTTAACAAACTTCATATGCGTTTTATCCAAACCAACATTAGCTGAATCAAGATAAAAACCACCCTTATTTAGTTCAGATTCTAACGCTCTACCAACTGCATTAATTGCTGGCATATCATCCAGTAACTTATATTTACTTGATAGCATAGTTCTAACTTGACCTTGCTCCCCGTTTTCGCCGTTTAGTAATCTAAATAACTGTTTACTATGAGCTGGTGGCGAACCATCCTTATCAAATCTTTTAGTAGCCGGGTATTCAAAAAAATGAACCGCCTGACTATAAAGAATTTCATTAAGGTTAGTTAACTCTTTCCTAAAGTAATGGTACATATTCCTAGCATGATCAGTATTATTATTATTGTAGTTAATAATGGCTTCCTGATATTGACTTCTAGCTTGCATAATTTTGCTTACCAGTTTTCGCATATAAGTTTGCGAAATATCAGCCCATGAACCGAACTTATCTAAAAACAACTGGCTTGGTATAAATTCAGTTGTTAATGAATCTAAACTTGAGCCGGCATCGAACGCCAATCCACTATATGGCATTGGGTCAACTGCATCAGTTATTTCTATATTTTTTGGTCTTAAGTATGATTCCATGCCTACTCTAGTTGGCACGATTACATCCTTCTTTAGCTTATCCCTTTTTTGTAGGGAATCTATTAAGTTAGCTAAGCCAGCGTGACCGCCAACTTCGCATTCTATATTACCTGCTTTCATTGTTACTTCCTTCTTTTATAATCTTAACTGCGTCAAGATTTGATAGTTGATTGATTTTTTCTTGGTGAGCCGTAATTGGTACGGCTTTCCCGGCTTCCCAACGCCTGACGCTGGCAATGCCAACTCCAAGTGTTTCAGCAAAGACATCCTGAGACATACCAAGAGTTAGTCTCAATGTTTTGATGTTTGCTGGGTTGCTATTAAATTCCATAGACTTCCTTCGCTAGTTTTATTGATAATCAGATGATAGCACAATCACGTGATATATAAAAGCTTTATGGAATTAAACTTGCCTTGACTTGATAAGTCGTTCTATTTTTGAAAGGTATACTGGGCTTGGTGCATATCTCCCAGTCTCCCAGTTGCGGTAAGTTGATAAACTTGTTTTAAATATTCGGGCGGTCTCTTCCTGAGAGAGATCCTCTAATTTTCGAAATTCTCGTAACCAAAGAGACAGTAATTCTTTTTTTTCTTTTTTCATAATATTAGAGACTCACCTTATTAGAGAGACTGACATATAAATTTAATTAATCAGCTATAAAGTTTTTACACCAGTCTCTTAAAATATACTTGTGTGCTGGTATCGGATTGGGTTTGGGTTTTCTACCAATCAAGTAACATTGAGGAATAGTTCTTAATTACCCACCTGTTTAACCTCGTTACTTCCAGCTTATGACGACCTCATCATTTGACATCGGTTCGTGTAAGCCAAGCATTGTTCTCTATCATGCCGAACAATTCTGCCACGCAAGTTGAATCCATTAGCTAACATTTCATCAACCCACCAACACACATTAAAATAATGGTAGAGAGAATAAGTTTCTGTGCAGTATATTGGTTGATTAGGAATGACCTATACATTGCCACATATTCGCTCACAGCCATTATATTTCTTATTCTCTTTTAACTGGTGATAAGTGGGATTGCTTCTATTCCTTATCTTTAAGTAACTTACAGGATTTATGTATACTACCTATCTCCCAGTACACCAGCACCATTGACATTAATATTAACATTAAGTATTCTCGTAAGTCAATACAACTTTTAAGGAAAAGGAGCAAGAATGAGTAAATGTAAATATTGTAATTGTAAATTTATAGCAATAGATGACTTAAATATTTGTCATTATTGTTATGTAAATGTTTATAGTAAGGAGCAAGAATGAGTGAAGATTTATCAG